ACATCAGTGCAAACCGGCCCTCGAGGTGGCCCGTTTATTCCTGCACCTGGCCATGTTGGTCATGAACCAAGCGTTATAATACAAAACGAAGTAACTGAGCTTGTTACTGGATTGCTGGTAGCTATTTCTGACTATGTTACAGAACTGATCAAACTGGAGTATAAGAATATCACATTTGGTCTTAAGGGTCAATCTTTTCCGCTTTAAACAAATATAAGACAAATATCTTAGTCTAAGGAGGTACGACCATGTGGAACGAAATCAGAATCAGTGATCCTGAGATTCTCAGGATTGCGGAACAAATCGAAGATGAAGAAGCTTCAGACATGGGGCCCGAGGGAATGGACCCAGAAGCTATGGAGCCGTTAGAAACCATTCTCGTTGAAGAGCCTACTTTGATTAGTATTATAAGGTGGGCTGGTGAAACGACCCCAGACGAAGAAATGGTTGCTCGGTTCATAGAAGAGACAAAGAAATTCCTTGCCGAGAAAGAAGGAGGCGGAGGCGGAGAAGAAGGGGAAGGGCCAGTGGAAGAGGCCGCTGTCGACGCGGATATTTATTCGAAAGTAATGGGTATTATCGGTGGCGGCGAACAGGCCATAGGTGAGGAACCACCTGCTGAAGGCCCACCTGAAGGACCTGCTGAAGGGCCACCACCAGAAAGACGACCGCCCGAAGGTCCTCCTGAAGAGATGCCACCAGAGTAACGAAGGAAGTTTTTAATGGCTATAATCACCAAACAGCAATTACCGCTGGTCTTGCGTGTAGATTCAAACCCACTCAAATTCCATGTCTTGTCTCAACTTGGCCATCCAGTTGTTATGGTTGAGATTATGGAACCACAATTTGAACAGGTCTTAAGATCAACTGGCGATTTCATAGCTCAGTATTTTCCACTCGAAGAGCGTTATGCTTATTTTCAAACTACTCCTCTACAAAATGAGTATGACATGCCTGAAGACGCCTATTGGGTAAGGCAGTTGGCATGGGATCCGGCCACAACCCGCATCTCAGACATATTCGGTGCTGAAGCGTTCCTTTTCAATATAGGCAACATCACAGGCATACAACAACTCCTGACGGACTACCATCTACTTCAAGCTTTTCGTAAATTTTCACAGCGGATTCTTGGCACAGAAGGTCAATGGGAGTATAGGCATAGCGACAATAAAATAAGATTGTTCCCAACTCCAAAAGGAACTTTTCCGGTCGTTATTCAGTATATACCTAAGGTTGATGAATTTCAGTCGCCGACTGCGAGAGAAGTCACATATAGAGCTTGCCTAGCCCAAATGAAGATAGCGCTAGGTCATGCTCGCCGGAAGCTGACTGGTGTTCCTATGCCAGATGGCGGTTCGCTAAATTTGGATGGCGATGCATTGCTGAATGAAGGGCGAGAAGAGTATAAAGAAGTCGTAGAATTTGCAATTTCGGTCGGAGAGCCTTTGGGCCTATTCATGTGGTAAGGATAGCTAAATGGGATTTAAACAGTTATTAGATGATGTTTTCATCACAGAAAACGAAGTAGGACTTCCAGATGCGGCGGGTGATGTGGCGGATGATGTGGCAGGTGATGTGGCGAGCACATCAACCACGGTCTCTGAGTGTGGCGATATGTCAGAGCGGCTTTGTGGCGCCATGGACAGCGCCTTCGCGATCGCACAAGGTGAAGATATTGTAGTCCCAGCCCCCAACCACCACATGGAGGACCTCAAGGGCCATATCCAAAAAGCGGCTGCGGAGCTTGCTGTGGCTGCTCCGATTGCAAATGACATTCGAAGGAGTGCGACAGACGGTGCGCAACCACAATTGCAGAATATCTATGAACTTATAGATGCAGTAACTACAATGCTAAGCGGTGTTTGCAGTAATCTGGCTGTTAAGCTAGATATTAGGAAAACTGAACAGAAGGATGATAATGCCGTTTCCTAAGCGTAAATCAGGCGAATCCCAAAGTAAGTTTATGTCCAACTGCATGAGCAGCAAAGCAGCTAAAGAATTTCCACTAAAAACCAAGACTGGCGGCAAGCAGCGAGTAGCGGTGTGTCTTAGTAAATCTCGCGGACTTCAAGAAAATGAGGTGAGGTTAGATGCGGATGAAATTTATTTTGCTCGCTGCGCTAACGCCGCGATTAGTGGGCAAGACTATAAGAGAAATCGAGAAGAGGTTTGGGGCCATTGCGAGTACCCAGATGTGCGAGAATATATGCAGCTCGCATTGAAACCAAACATTTTTAGCGATTCACCAGAGGACATCCGACTTCAAGAGCTGGGTGCGAAGTACGATATTCCGGAATGTCACCGTTCTCCAATGGATCCAATCCCGAGCGAAAGAAAACTGCCCAGAGAATCTTTCGAGCAAAAACTTACTCAAGTTTTTTCAGAGGGATACCTAGATGAATTTCTTGATGCAAAACCAATTGCTAGCATCAGTGAGGTTGATTTCAATTATTTAGTTGAAAATCCAGGAAGTCTCTCTCTTGAGGATAAATATGCTGTTCTTAAAGAGCGACTAGGAATCGATTCGCTTAACAAAGATGATTTTAGAGCAGGAGCATATGCAGTAGCCTCTTATAAAGGGAGCAAAATTCCTAGCAATATTTATTATGTTTTGCGAGGATCGTGTACCTGCCCTGATTTCCAGCACAGAAGAAGTAGAGTGACAGACCCGGATGACCCACGCGCTGCCTGCAAACATATAGAAGCAACGAAAAGAGAGCCAGCGTTAGCAGAGGGGTTTTTTGGAAACATTTGGAAGAAAATGCAACTTGACTCTATTGAGTCTTATGAGCCGTCTTATAAGTTGGAAGACGCCCTAAAAATGCAAGATAGCTATGATGAACTGCCGCGAGATAAGAAAACCAAAATTGGGCCTATATGGAATAAGTTCATAGCGTTTTTACATTCAATGAAAAATGTACGCCAAGACCGGCCAAAACTTATTGATGCCCAAATCGTTAGTCTTCTAGACCAATCTAAGAAGCTTGGTATCGATCTTGGTGTAGACGTCAGATCAAAAGCATCATCCTAATCCTATTGCAAAAATAACAGTGAGTATATTGATTGGGGCGCAAATGTCTATAACTATAAAGAATAAACTCAAAATGTATGGGCGTAATCGGGTTGCAGTTCCTGGTTGCGAACCAATCTCTGCGTTTACATCCAACACCTTAGCTGTAAATATGCATTGCAATGGGTCTGTAGTGAGCTTAGCTGCTGCGCTAGAGGCCATATCGGGGTCGTACGTAGAAATTCATGATAATGTTTGGTATTTTGTTATCCCAGCAGGGCCCCCAACGGTGGGGTGCCCTCACGATTGTGTTGAGGATTATTATGCTATACTACGGAGTCTTCCAGGCTTTGGTGAAGAGACCCAGGCTGAAACTACCAGGCCTATTGAAGAATGCGCATCATTCATTGACTATAGCCAATGTGGGGGAGCATAACTTTGAAGCTTCATTTACTTTATAGCGCGGTGATTATTGAGGGGAAGTTCAAAGAAGAGGAAGTTGGCGACTACGTGGTCAGGCCATTCCCTTTTGTAACTGTTACTGCGTATAGCGCTGGATCATCGATTGATGATACTGCCACTAGGGAAGTTGAAGAATACCCAAAGGGCATTGATACCAAAGAGGGACTAGAACCTGCATCCTTCATAAGGATTGTTGGTGAGCCTGAAGCGGGATCTAAAGGAGTGATTGGTTTTTCTGTTGATCCCCAAAAGAAGAAAGAGGAGTCATGGGAATGGACTCAAATGCCCCGAAAGGAAGGCACCGCCAAGTCGAAGGACACTCCATGGCGGGCCTTTTTGGATTGGTTCTGGGAAGAGCTTACTGAGATTCCCGTTAAGATCACTACATCTGAGGACACCTACAAAGTAGAAGTTGACACGGCCAACCCAAATGGCAAGGGGATCGTTCATCCGAATTATGGGACGATAAGGACACCCGCAGGTAAATTGGCTTTTCCTACTGGAAAGAAGTACGGAGTGGCGCTAACTACTGTTGGCAAAGCAGAAACAATGACGGGATTAAAAGGCGCCAAAGGGAAGGGGCTTATTTCTCAACAGTATGATTTTACTATCCCCGTACGACCTCTCGGCGACACTCAAGAAGAGATCAACGAAAACATGGAAAAGCTGATGGATTACTTGAGCAAGAGAGAGCCCGATTGGATGGACATAGAAGAAGAAGCTGGAATGACCAAGCCGGACCCTGAGAATAAAAGAAGCTTTTTCGTAAAAGGAGAGGACCCATCTACATTTAGCTATTGGAAAGACAGAATCGGTTTGGTGGCATGGAAAGTGTCGACACCCATTAAGGAATATGGATATCCAGGTGGTCGTGTGGCAGCAGTGGAGAGAGCCAGACCATCATTGCCTGGTGAAGAAACAGAGGAGGGCGTTGTCGGTAGGAGTTTCTTAAAGAAATGGAAAGTTTTCATTGAGAGGACGGCCCAGCATCTAAACACCACCCACTCAGAAGATTATGAAGAAGGTCGGCTTGAGATGGTCTATATCGACTTAATACAACAACATTTGGATATTGATGTCGACCCCAACAAGATGGCCAACGAAAAACAATCAAAACAGGTAACGGACTACATTAAAAATGTCGACATGGACGAGATCCGTCTTGCGTATCTGAAAAAGTTCTTTCCTGGGAGTGAAGCTCCAAAAGAGCCAGAATCAGAACCAGAGCCAGATGCAGGTCCTCGCGATCAAATTAAAGAGAAGGTAGCTTCGCTGGCTAGGGAGTTGGGTGTTCGTGAGGGCGAGGTGATTTGGCGTATTTTAGATCAGTGGCATCCAGGAATAGCTAAGCATATAGCTGCCAGACTTTATATGAGAATGTTACAGGACCCCGAATATACACAACGTACTTGGGACAAAATAAAAGACTTATCAGCCAACGAAATTGGTTCGCCAATAGGGGAGTCGCTAGACCATCGACTAAACTTGTTGGTTGAGAGTCGCAGCCCAAAAGTATCAATAGGCCTACTGGAACAAAGATTACAAACGGTGTCTAGATCGCTCTTAACCGAAGCCACTGATCCGGAAATTCTTCTTGACATATTACGTCAGTATCGTGACGAGAGATCTCAACTCAACATGAAAAACCTGAGATTATCCAATACTCCTGCTCTTGTCTTATTGGCAAAATGGGTTGCTGAGCCATTACAATCAGAAATAGCCCAGAAATCCTCAGATTCGACAATTGAAATTAAGAATGCCAATATTACCAAATGGATTAACGCTTTTATGATGGGCCGAAATATACCAACGGCCATTGTCGAGATACTGGATTTTTTCAAAAAGACGAATCCAAAGCATTCTGAGGCAATTGCTAACGATATAAGATCGCTTCAGAGTGGAAACCCCAATCCTGCTTTAATGAAGTATGGCAGGCAGCCGTTGGATGAGAGAACAACGAGAGATATAGTCGGTGCTCTTAAAGCGCGAGGGACACAAGTTTGATACATCAATTTAGTCATCGTGAAGAATTTTCAACAATGGACAGAATTCCTGACAATAGGAGTGATGTTGAGCGTCTATACTCTCCGCTTTCGATATTCAATCATGAGATTCCTGATATTGCTTATGCTGAGAGGTTAGCAGAAGAAATAGTGAACGTCAGTGGTGCGTGGATTAAGCTTTATCAGCGTCAACCAACTAGATTAGACGACAAACTGAATAGTGAGTTGGATGTGTGGGATGAGGATCCCGATGCAGTCTACACTGGCCCCATACCAATGAAGGCTTACTATAAGCTCGAACCAAAAATGATGGAGTTTACCCAGTTTGGTGTTGACTACCCACTTAAAATATCGATTGTTTTTAGTAGGGCCAGTCTATATGGTACTGTCGGAGAAAGGCTAGTTATGCCCGGAGATGTCATATCTGCGCCTTACAACTGGGCAGTTGACGAATCAGATTTGTTTTTCAGGGTCGTCAACGCATATAATACTGGAAACTTCAGATTTAGATGGCTATATTATCAAGCGGTTACAGAACTATTAGTTGGTGACGATGCATTATTACCGTTGGTGCAATGAACAAACCAGTATTACTTGAACGCAAGGTTGGGAATGTTGGCAGGGAGATTCCTTTAAACCTCCTTGGGGGGTCGTTTGTGCTCGATGTGATCAATCTCAGAACACAATTTAAAAAGAATTTAGAACACTTCTTGAAAGTACATGCTTCCAAACTTCATGAAGAGTTCAAAGCGAGATGTGGTGAGACCAAGGAGTTTAATGAGATATGGATGGAGCATAAAACGGGATATAATGATTTTAGCGTGTTTACTAAAGACCTGCCATGGCCGGAATTTGATGCCACCGAAACAACCATAAACAAAATGAACGGGTGCCTCAAGGATCTTGATGGAACTTGGAAAAAGATATGGACCGACCTTAAAGGAAAATTGCCATCTATTACTAGCGCAACACAGCGCTCACTGATAAAATCTAAAATGAGAAAATAATTATGTCCATATACAAATTTACATTTCCACCACGTACATCCAAGCAAGGGGTAAGATTAGAAGATCGTCCACTAGTACCTAAGAAGCCCATTGGTCTACCAGATGCGCGTAAGCGGGTACCGATGGATAGTGAGGCAGACGTACATAAATATGAGGACATCAAGCAAAAGCTGATCCCAGGGTTTTTCACGATGGATCAGGGCATTAAAGCATTTTTCAGTGATATTATAGTTCCTCATAGCGATGGCGTGAAGAAAGTTACTGTTAGAGTATCAGGCGGAGAGAAGGCTTTCTTAGCTGCATTTCAGGAGCTTGTTAAAAGCGGTAGAATAGAGCTACCAGCTCTAGCCATTAATCGTACAGGGGCCGTCCCAGATCCAAAGCGATATACTCCAGCGCATCGCCATATGGCGGCACGGCCCGCCAACCAACTTAACACTAGATCGATCTTGTCTTACAGGCCAGTTCCTTTTAATATTGATTATACCCTCTCGATATGGAGCGAGAGGAAGCGTGATGCAGAATACATTCTCTACGACATCCTCAGTCGATTCAATCCAGTTGCTCAATGGTATGTAGAGGATGCGCATCTTGAAAGTTATGTATTGGCCAAGTTTAATAATTATAGCGATGCTAGTGACATTAATATTGGCGCTGACGAACACGCCAAAGTTAAATATGATGTATCTGTAAGTATCGAGGGTTATCTGCCTCTTCCAGAAAAAGAACTACCAAGGATTCTTGGGCGCGTTACGGTCTTAAGCGAGCAACTTGAGGTAAATACGATCGATACTCCAGATGGTCAGATCATACATGGTGAACCTTTGGCTACATGGCGCAATTGGGAGGAAGTATCATGAAACGACCTCTAACTCAGAGGGAACTCAGAAAAAAGAAGATGCAAGAATTGGGAATGAAGTACGTGACAATCACCAACCGCTCCAACCAAATGATCCCGATTCAACTATCTCCACCTGAAGATGTCTGCTTCTACAGAGGGGAGCAAACGGTATCTTTATTCAAGGGAAAATCTGTTAGGTGTCCTCAAGATAGGCTCAAAAAAGATCAAATAAACAACCTAGAAAGAGTGGTAAGATTCTTGTAAGCTAATATCAGGTTTAGTCTCTGCTCTGTGGACAAAAATAATTTGATAATTATAGAGATGATATCCATTTGAGATGGAGGATGTAAAATGGCAGTTTACTTAAGCCCGGAGGTCTACACCAGGGAAATTGATCTTTCGGTTCTCCCTACAGGATTTGGGCCGCTTAGACCCGCTTTTATCGGCACAGCCAATAAGGGACCGATGAATGAGCCGGTCTTCATCACCACTGCAGAGCAGTATATTGAGACATTTGGTGAACCGTTCTCCGATTCCTATCTTGGATACGCCGTACTTGCGTATTTAGAAGAAGGCAATCAATGCTATGTGCTACGTGTTGGCGTTGAATGTGACGACGGACAGGATACTGATCTGGCAGATATTTGCATTGATACTAGTGGTGCATATGGTCATGGGTGGGGTCGGATCCCTGTTTTCCAAGGAATCGATTTCGGCAAGTTGCTTTTGCGGACCCCAAGTAGTACTGCTCCATTCACATTCCATGATGCTGCTGTTACGGACATCGGTTTTACTGATGTTGATGTGTCTTCAACAAGTGGCGCTTGCAGTGCAACTCTATCATTTACCGGAGTTGGGCTTTCTGACTCTTACACTGGGGCCATCGATGATGCTTGGACTATTCAAATCTTAACAGATCCAACTAGTGGTATTATGGAAGGAGCCACTTATACTATCGTTCAGAATAGCGATGGTGACGAGATTGCCTCGGGCACGATCGTTGAGAGCGCCGTTCTTGGGACTTCCAATCCGATAGCTATCGGAACGGGGACTGATGACACGGGCATGGACTGCGCTATTGTGATAACTGGGTCATCTCCTCTTGAAGCTGGTGATTACTTCGAATTTAAGGCCGCGCCGGACAACAAGACTTTTATAGTCGCGGCTGATGGCGATATTGCTCCAACCAGCTACACATTTGTGGACGGCACCACTTACACAAATGCGGCTGCCTTTGTTCTTGGGTTTAATGCCCTAATTGGCGCTAGTGAAGATTACCTGGCCGTGGTGGATGGCACCAGCCTTTATATTAGGGGAGACACAGCGGGAGAGAGAATCCAGATTGAAGGCGACGAAGCATTCTGTTTGGAAGTCGGCGTTGCCAAGTGGGCCTGGGATATTCCAAGGAGCTATCTGATTAGCGATGATACCGGCCCTTACAATATCAACTCTTCCAAAGATAGAGTTAAAATCAATGTGATTGGCACATCGACCACAACCACACTCGAATTCAGCATACCACTCAACTCAAGTGCTACCCCTGCACAGGTCGCATCGGCGATTGATCTTGGCGGTGTGAGTGGGGGTGAAACCTTCTTTAATTCATATGCACTGCAGGTGACTGACACAACCTATAAGGTGCTTGTCGAAACGAGCTGGGACAGTCGGTTTGCTATTTTGAAAATGATGGCAGATCATTCTAACACAGAGACCCTGAAGTTTGCCGAAGAACTTGAAATTGTCTACCCATACACTCGCAATTACCGGACGTTCACAGATACAAGGGTGATTTTGCCAACATCGGGAACAATTACGCCTTCTGTGCCGCTTTCTTGCGAAACCGCGCCGGGGTCTGCGCAGTGTGCGGCTGATACCGCTTATTTTGCGAATATCGTCGGATTCTTGGTTGCGAAATATCCTGGGACATGGATCGATGACTTCACCTGTGCTCTTGAGAATTATGCAAGCACGGCAGGAAGATTCAACATAAACATCTATCAGGGCAGTGTTCCGATTCCCGATGCAAGCGTTTCTAACATAAGTTTCGAGTCGACTGACTCTCGCTATGTCGCAAACGTGGTGAATGAGGGGTCGTCCATTGGTGGAACCAATGGAAATCCTTATTTTTTCTGGGATGCTAGACCAACATATCTTACTGGCAGCAGGGTTCCAGCACCATTCACGAGTGATGCGTTTGTGGGCGGTGCGAACGGCATCCCAACAAACGCAATTTACAGCTCTGAAGTTGACAGAGTAATTATTGGTAATCCTTCAGAGAGCACAGGATTGTACGCTTTCTCTAACCCCGACATTTACGACATCAGCCTATTAGCAATTCCCGGCAATAGCTCGGGTGCAGTAATTGGGCAAGCTTTACAACTTTGTGAAGGGCGTGGCGATTGTCTTTACATTGTTGATCCTCCTTTCGGTCTGCGTCCACAACAAGTCGTAGACTGGCATAATGGAATGCTATACTCCGATTTGGCGGCGGCGATTAACTCGAGCTATGGTGCGTTGTATTGGTCGTGGGTTAAGATTTACGACCAGTTTAACAACGAGGAAATCTTCATTCCTCCGAGTGGTCACATATGCAGCGTGTTTGCTAGGACTGCTCGCGAAGAGGAAATGTGGTTCGCGCCAGCAGGCTTGAACCGAGGGCATTTACTTACGGCTCTTGATTTGGAGTATAACCCAACCTTGGGCGAGAGGGACTTGCTTTATGGGTCGGGAAATGCGGTCAATTCAATCGTTAATTTCCCGGTTGATGGAATCACGGTTTGGGGACAGAGAACCCTGCAGCGTACACAAAGTGCTCTTGATAGAGTCAATGTAAGAATGCTTCTTACTTATATGAAGAAGAATCTTGTCCCGATGCTTAGAACAGACGTTTTCGAGTTTAATGATGACATTACTCGTGCTTCCATCTCATCGGTGGTTTCGGGATTTATGGACGATTTGATGATTAGGCGCGGAATTACCGCATACAATGTCATATGCGATGATACCAATAATACGCCTGAACGGATTGATCGTAACGAGCTATGGGTTAGCGTTTTCTTCAAACCGACCAGAGTTGCGGAATTCATTATCCTTAATTTGGTGGTTTTAAGAACCGAAGCATCATTTGCTGCTGAGGAAATCCTTCAAGCTGGCGGCGTCGTTACTGTCGCGTAATTGAGGATGATATGGGATGTTGTGGCAAGCGAGCCGCTTCAAATAAAGTTAGCGTACATCGCGCCCCTACTCGGCGGACGGCTAAAAAACCATTAGTTATCCGCCGAGTTCGATCGATAGACAAAAAGTGCCCAACATGCAAAGCCATGCTTATCCAAAAATTGTTTTATGACCATCGGTTGAAACGACATTATAAGCAACTCTGGTGCCCAACATGCAAGCAAGTACCTTCATTGTAAGATTTATCATCTCAATAATATTAACTGAAGCGATTGTAGAGATATCAGTTGAATCAGTGTTGCTTGAAAAATTAAGGAAATACATAGGCAAAGAAGGAACTCTCCGGTACGAATTTGTCCATTGCGGGTATTGTCAGTCGGTTTGGGTGGGTATAGGCTTGGCATATTTGTTTTCACTATCTGGATTTTTTGGGTTGAATGGTTGGGAACCATTGGTTTGGGGGCTTGTGATCCATAGACTGTCCAACTTGTGGCATGAGCTCATAAGTAGATGGCTGCCTAGATGGCTACCAACTGAGATGCCAATAGACAATGATGTCGATGACCAAAATCCGTCAAAAATAGAGCAGACGGACTTATAAAGGAGACATAAAATGCCAGGATTTCAGATTGGAAAAGGAGCAGCCAACAGGCCTGCCGCTAATAAAGAAATCAGACGTAAGCATCGTTGGGAACTTACTATTGATGGTATGGCTGGTAGTAAGTCGGTAATGTATCTTCAAAAAGCTAGTAGACCAGCTTTTAAATTTGAAGAAGTTCCTATGCATCACGATCAGGAAGTTGTATGGTTTGCTGGTAAGCAAACTTGGGACCCAATCACTATTACGTTCTATGACGTACAAGATGCTCCCGACACTTCCGCAGACGTGTATAAATGGCTGCTTTCTGTGGTTGATATTTCCAAAGCTGAAGTTAAGGCCCCGACAGCGTATAAGCAAAAAGCCGGGATCAAGGATCTGGGCAATAATGAAAAATGGACGTTATACAATGCGTGGCCGAAGGAAGTCAACTGGCAGGATTTGGACTACACTAATACGGCCTTACAACAAATCGATGTCGTGCTACGTTACGACAGAGCCGTGAGAGAATAATGAGCTATGCCTGGGTTCCTCATAACGCAAAAAGAGGGCAACAAAAGCATCCCCTCCAAAAATGAATATCTACGAGCAAATCGATGGCGAATTATGGAATTGGGAACGAAAGCCACTGGGCTTAAGTTCCCAATGTATGCGCAGTCTTTGCAAATGCCAGGAATATCGCTTGAAGTGGTAGAGATCAAAGGTCACGCCCTTACATATAAGTTCGCCAAAGCTCCCAAATATGACGACGCTATTATATCCTTTTATGGGGATGCCGGTGTTTACGAGAAGCTTCATAAATGGCGTGCTTTGGCATTTAACGTTAGTGATGGGCTTGGGTTTGCCAGTGAATACAAATTAAAATCGATGTTTCAAATGACAGATGGGGTTGGTAAGCCTTATATGGAAATGACCCTTGAAAATAGTTTTCCTAAAGAAATAAAACACACTAGGCTGACCTATGAATCTAGTGCTTTGCATGTTTTTACTATAACCCTCGCTTTTGATTGGCCTACAATGAAGTACTTCCACAAAGAAAGAGGCGCAGAACATGCGGCGGTTCCGGCAGCTGCGGCTGCATCCAGAGTAGCGGATGCAGCCATTCGAGCGGCTAGATCAGCATTTCAATAAACTCCCATTTGTAAATAAACGCGATTATAAGACCCAATAACTAAGGAGATGTCCTATGGCCGATGAAGTGAAAGATCCCAAAGAAGATCCCAAAGAAGATCCCAAGGACCCTGAGAGCCCTGACGAATCTACAGAGGATATCACAACTGACAAACAAACTTTAGACCAGATCGTTTCGTCTACGATAGATGACTTAATCCCCTGGGAAGAAGTTACGTTGCCGAGCCAGGGATTCTACTATGACAATAGAATCCCTGATGGAGTGATTCAAGTCAGAGGCATGGGCATCGACGCTGACAAGGTGATGGCAAATGCAAGACTTGTCAAACAAGGTAAGTCCATCGATTGGCTTTTCAGAAAATGCTGCAAATTTCCCGACCCAGAATTTGACCCGCTTGATTTAACTGCAGGTGACAGGAATTTCTTGTTGTTTGCTCTTAGAGGCATTACATATGGAAATGACTACTCATTCCTATTTAAATGTCCGAACGTTGATTGTAGACAATCAGACATCTATGAGATTGACCTCAACGATGTAGTAGGGAATATTCGATATGTAGACTCGTCTTTGGGAGTAGAACCTTTTAAAGTGGTTCTGCCCTATTTCAGCAAAAAGTTCAAGAAAGATGTGTGGGTTGGATTAAGATTTCCTCGTGGCCATGAAGTTCAGAGACTATTTAGCATCATGACGCGCGGCAATAAGGCCCCACAAGATTTTGATGCGGACGAGATGGTTACCCAGAATATCTCCATAGCGATTGACAATGTGATGGGAGACACGGATAGGACCAAGATTTCGAAGTTTATTGATCGTCTGCATTCGATGGACACTGCCACAATCAGAGAATTTATTAGCAAGAAGCAGCCTACGATGGACGCCAATGTCACGCTTACATGTGAACATTGTGGGGAGGAGGTTAAAACAGATCTCCCCATAACTGAAAGCTTTTTTCGTCCTACATCGAAGCGAGGAAGCGATTGAAGCTGAATGGCGTGACGTGATGGAGGAAATATACATACTCAAGAAGCATGGTAATTTCAGCATATTCGAAATGCAACATATGACCGGCGAAGAGCGTCATTTTATGATCAAAAGAATAAAAAAAGATTTGGACGAAGAAAAGAATCAATCAGACAGCCTCCCTGATTTACCACATCGTTGAAAATTTTAGTCTAATAGTTGTCAAATATAGGGTGAACATAAAGGAGCTATTATGACTGACTACTCGAGAATATCAGGAAGAGCAGGCCAAATAGTTGATTTGAATATGTATTTTTTCCATGGCGGGGTTGCCGCTGATCCTTTTGCACTTCGTAGAATTGACATTTATGAAGGTTCAGTAGTCTCCACTAACCTAGTTGCCCAACTGCTGTTTCCAGATCCCGATGATCCTTTATATCCTGCTCCTGCAAGAAAAGTTCCAGATGGATCTGGGTATAAGGCTGGTGCTTTTATTACTGAATTCGATATCCCAGAAGATTTTGCTGAGGGAATTTATTTTGATGTGTGGAGATACATAGGGCCGGACATCAGCGGCACGGATGCCGACTATGATGACGAAGACTTATGGTTGAACAATTGCGGAAAATTCTGGGTTTACCAAGATGCTTGGTACGCCGACGACGGATTGATGACGCCAAGGATAACGTTCGAACCTTTAGACAACAAACTCAGGAAAGAGGAGTCTAGGACAATAGAAGTTGGCGTCATGCCAATGCCGGTCTATGATCATGACCATAATTTTATTATTCCTCTTATTCCGCAGGCGATCGCCACTATCTCTATTGAAACTCCAAATTGTGAAGTGATAGTTGAAGACGCGGCTATGAAATTTGGTATTAGACAGGGCTCTTATAGGACTAATCCTTTTGTCTTGCAATATCATTTAGAACCAAATACTTTCTTCATAGGCACTTATAAGTATAGAGTCACTTTACGGTTTCCCAATGGGGAAACTCGAGTTTCCAAGAGCCTTTATTTAACGATTAGCTAATGATCAAAAAGAAACTAGAACCCGACGTAACTGGACAACTTCCACCCGTGTCTGGACATAAAAAGGGCAAAAAGAATGTGGAAGATCTTACATTTAGATATGAGAGCAGTCGCGAGAAAAGGGAGGGAAAGATGCGCAACATTAAGGCTACGGCCATGCCTAAAGTTAAGAGGATTGTGGAAGGCCACATAAAACGGCTTAAGCTCCCTTTAGACGTGCAAATTTCTGACGGCCATTTGAGCCTGCCGATATCTGACCATCTTCCTGCGCTGATTGAGTCCCTCAATGGTGAAATGGTGCTTCAACTTGCTAGTTTAGAACCAGAGCGCATAAAATTTAAGCCCATGATCGTATTGGAAGCCGAGGACGAACTAGGGGATGAACTGGAGAGAAGCCCAGAAACAAGTGGGAATTCGGGTTTAGAGAAAGAAATTGCCGACTTAAAGAAAGAGATAAAGACAAACGCTGCTGAAGATGTTGATGTGACTGAACTTCAGGGAATTTTCGATGTCGCGAAAGCCGTGTTGCTTAGAAGGAAAGGGCGCGGTTCACTCAGTGACTCCGTTGACTTTGGTGATATGATTGAGATGTTTAGAAGGATGAAGAAGGTCATAGCTACTGGTGGAATACAAAAACTCGTCAAACCTGGCGGGGGAGCTGAAGAGACAGGCGCACTTGGTGGGCAATAACAATGAAGTTAGACGTTCTTCATAGTCATGAAACACCCGGAGACATAACAAAAACGTCCTCTCCATACAAACAACTTCTGCAACGAGACAAACAAACACGGCTGGCGAGATGGATGTATAATATCTCCGATATGTCGGGCCGTGGGTTTGTCCCTCTAAAGCAAGCTCGGACAGGGTCCCGGTCAGGCCAGATGGGTATTTAAATTACTGATCGGAGCTAAAATGTTGCCCAAACCAGAACAGGTTCTTTCTTGGATCAAAAACCACTTCGATGATTATAGAATGCGGAGAGGTGGCGAAGAACTAATAATGCCCAATCCCTGGGGTGACACAGGCATGCACTTTTCCATAACCCTTAAACCTAAAGCAATCCCCATACCTGACTCGAGGAATAAGCGAACGGATTATTGGGTTCATGATTGGCGTCCTCACCATCAACAGCATGACGGGTCGTTTTACAAATTCGTCGGCATGTACTTGGGCTGCAGCTATAGAATGGCCGTGAAGGCTGTATGCAATGTCACGCCAACGCTTCGCGACTACTTAAAAGGGCAAAAAGGAGAGGAAGAGGCTGAGGCCGTTGTCAGAATTGAACTTCCTAAAAGTTATCCTATTATCGAAGACGGCCTCAAAGAAGCAAGTCTTGTGATAAAGTTTTTGCGAGGGCGCGGGATAGATATTCCTCTAGCTATGAAATTTGGCCTGCGATATACTGTCCTCTCGGTGGTTTTCCCATATTACGAATTCGGCGAGATTGTTTATTGGCAGTCTAGAAGTATCACCGATAAGAGTTTTCTGTTCCCAGATAGCGACACGGGGGCCGGAAAAGGTGATTTCCTGTATGGATTTGATCACGTGGAGCCCAACACCCTCGCTATAATAGTGGAGTCGCCCCTTGATGCCATTTCTATCCAAGACGATGCAGTTGCCACAGGTGGAGCTGATATCATCGGGGGCCAAATACGTAGACTAAAGATCCTAAATCCAGGGAAAA